CGTTACTCGTTCGGTTGGTCGGATCCGCTCGGCGTGTTCGGCGTGGCCTGATGACGAAGGGGGGCTTCAGCCCCCCTTTTTCTGGGATTAATGAGTTACGTAGACTGACCCAGCAGACGTTGCAGAGACTACGTAGCGATAGATGACCCCCTGCAAGGGGTAAGGAATGTATCATGGCACTTGCTACTCATCTTGGCCCGTGGCTCGTTGGCACGGTTAAGAATCCGTCGAACACTTCGACGACTGTTTCTTCGTCTCAGATCGGCACGTACCGCAATTGCGGCGCGACCGTTGCTGTTCAGACTTCCCCCGGTGGTCTCCTTTACACCACCACGTCGAATACGACGCTGACCTCCCCGGGTAACGTCGTTAATGCGGTAGGCGGCACGAGCAGCACCACACTGACGTTGACCGCTACTAACGCGAATATTGTTTCCGGTATGACGGTTGTTGGCCCCGGCATTGCTGCGGGTACGACGGTCACGTCGGTTTCGGGTACGGCGGTTACGCTGTCGGCTGCGGTCTCCTCGTCCGCGACCTCTCCGGCTCCGTTCCTGTTCTATGTTGCGACTGCGGGCTATAACAACAATCCGCTCGTGATCCCGGCGGGTTCGCTGATCACCAATATGTACGTCGACGTTCTGACTGCGTTCAATGCGACCGGTACGACTTCTACGACCGGCACGATCACGATCAGCCTGTTGAACAGCACGGCTACGTACACGTTGGCGACTTTGGTCTCCACGAGCACTACGTCGGGTTCGTTCGCTGTGGGTCGTTATGCTCTTGGTGCAGCGCAGACGGGCGCTACTGGTCCTACCATCAACTTCAACACGACTGCGATTGGTGCAATGCTCTTGACCAATATCAGTTCGGGTCAGAACACTCCGACGGACGGCATCATTCAGGTGAAGTACGGCGATGCGTCGACGGGTACATTGACCACGGCTACGACCGGTATGGCGTCTGTCACGATTGAATATGCTGTGCGTAATCCGGATGGCACGTACTTCCCGCAGTCGCCGAACCCTGCTTACACTAACGTGGTGTATTAATTCTCTGATTCATTAGGAGATTGGTATGCCAGCAGTAATTTACGACGCAGGTACACCGGGGTTTAACAACGGGACATCCAATGGTGGTGGCCCGTTGACTCCGAAGGGCCTGTTGAATGCGGGCTATGTGTTACAGGATCCTCGGGTCCGTGACACCAACGGTCGTCAGAAGATGTCTGTACACCAGAACATCTACGACGCCGACTTTGAATACGGCACGCAGCCCTTGCGTTGGGAGAACTTCACCTACTCGACAGCGAACACGGCGACGATTGTTCAGCAGCCGGGGCTTGGCGGCGTACAGATGCAGATCAGCACGGTGGGTGACATCACCATCCGTCAGTCGCGTCCGTATCATCGTTATCAGCCGGGAAAGTCGTTGTACATTGCGTCCAACGTCAATTTCGGTGGCCCCCAGTCGGGGCAGGTGCAACGTGTCGGCATCTTTGATGACGGCAACGGCATTTTCTTTGAACAGGGTGCGCCTTCGACGACTAATCCTTCGGGCATGTTCGTTGTTATTCGCTCTGACTCACAGTCGCCTACTGGCGGTGTGCCGGTCGACTCGCGTATCAGTTACGAAAACTGGAACGGCGATCCGAGCATCAAGAACACTCTTAACTGGAACAACGTTCAGATGTTGTGGTTGGAGTACTCTTGGTATGGCGCGGGTTGTTTACGTTGGGGCGTTTTGATCAACGGTGAACCGTATATTCTGCATCAATACGGCGCAGGTAACGGCACCAATCAGGCCCTAGGTACCGCCCAGATCCTTCCGTGGTCGCGTACGGGTAACCTCCCCGTTCGCTACGAGCAGCGTAATACATCTTCCAGTACGCCTACTGTGTTTAAGCACTTCGGCGTTTCCGTACTGGTCGAAGGCACGACTGACCGTCAGCGTGGCTTCACGTATTCGTACGGGTTGCCTTTGGCGAGTCCGGTAGTCACGGTTGCTGCGAATGCAGTTCGTTATCCGCTCCTGTCGTTCCGTATGCGAGCGATGGGACAGAGTTCGTATACGCAAGCCAACGGCGCTGTAACGACCAGTACGACAACTTCGTTGGTGGCTGCGGCGGGCACGTTTGGTTCAGGTACGGTCACTCCATTGTCGATCACGGGTAACGGTACGACGGCTACTGTCACCGTACCAAACAACTCGGCTATGCCCGCTGTGGGCAGTCAGTTGACGTTCGTGTCGGCTGCTACGCCTTCGGGCTTTAGCACGGGTGGTCCGTTCACGATTACGGCGGTTGGACAGAATACGATCTCGTACCTTAATTCAACTTCTGGTACCGCATCGGCTGTGGGTACGGTTTCGTACGTCGCGGGCCTTGCGGGTCGTATGCTGAACTATCAGCCCATCGTTGCAGGTACGGGAGGTCCGACGACGATTACGAGTATCACTCAGGCGTCTTCATCGTTCACGGGTAGTATCGCCGCCGGTTCGTCGAACTTGGTAGTGACGGGCGTTACCGGAACGATCTACCCCGGCATGCTGTTAGGCACCATTACTGGCGGTACGTTCGTAGCCAGTACTAAAGTCGTTATTGTGTCTCAAGTCTCCGGTACTCCCGGCGGTGCGGGCACATACACGATCAGTCAGGTGAATACCGGAGGAACGGCGGCGACTGTCGCGGCAGCGTCTGGCGGTGCAGCGACGGTAGTTACTGGCGCAGCGCATAACCTTACGACCTCTGATGTGGTCACGTTTGCTGGTCTTACGGCAGTATCTGGAACGATCAACGGTATTTACCCCGTTATTGCTGTACCGACAGGTACATCATTTGTGGTCAACATCGGCTACGGCAACGTTGTCGGTACGGTAACTGTGGGTACGGGCACTATTACGGCGCAGTACACGGCGCGTATCACGTCGAACACGGCTACGACTCTGACTATTCAAGATGTCGTGACGGGCTTGGCGCTGCCATATGCACCGACGGCGGGTTGTAACTATACAGTTGGTTTGATCGACCGTGGTCAGTTGCTTCCTCAGACGTTGGTGATCTCGTCTACGGCGACGTGCTACGTCGAGTTGATCGCCAGTACGCCAACGGCGCAGGTCGGCCTTGCGGGTGCATCGTTCGTCCCTGAAGCCAACTTGGGATCGCAGTATTCGTTCGCTGAACGCGATGCATCTTCTCAAGCGATGAGTGGTGGTGAAGTTGTATACGCCTTCTCGTCCCCGCCGTCGGGTCTTCAGACGCTGGACTTGTCTTACTTCTTCCCCGTGTTGACGAATATCAAGGGCAACATCCCTGACATTCTGACGGTGGCAGTAACGACAACCAGTACAGCGGCTCCCGTGTCAGTGAACATCATCTGTCAGGAAGCGATGTCGTAGTCATGAGCGACCATAACGATACCCTGAAACACGGCCTCGACATTGCCTTTGCGGCAGTGGTAGGCGGAGCGTGGTTGAAACTGTTGCCAACGGTTTCAACCATTCTGGTCATCATTTGGTACCTGATCCGTATTTGGGAGTCAGATACGGTGAAGGCAATGACGGGTAGACCTATGTCCAATCAAGATTGGATTGACACGATGACCTTTCGGAAATACCGGGAGGCTCGCGATGCCGAGCGTGAGTAAAAAGCAGCATAACTTTATGGCTGCGGTGGCGCACAACCCTGCCTTTGCTAAGAAGGCAGGGATCTCTCAGTCCGTCGGTAAGCATTTTTCCGACGCGGACAAGGGTCGGAAATTTAAAGAAGGCGGCGACGTGAAACACGCAAACGAGTTAGAAGGCAAGGCTAAGGAAACGAAGTCAATTGCCAAAGAAGAAATGAAGGCCCTGAAGCGTGGTCACGCGCCTAAGGAAATTATGGAACACGAAAAGGCGGAGCATAAGGCTATGGGCTACAAGAAAGGCGGTCATATCGAAACCCCGAAGAAGGGTTTTGCGATGGCTGAGACCAAAGGTGGCCGCAAGCCGCCGCACAGCAAGAAAGGCGAAGAAGGCGATACCAAACTGAAGGGTTTCGGTATGGGCAAGGGTCTCGGTAAGGGCCGTAAGGTCACCAAGGCGGCGACGCCGAAGGACGAGATGCCGACCAAGGGCTTTGCCATGAAGAAAGGTGGGCATGTAAAGAAAGAACATACCCAGCATATGGCGAAAGGTAAGAAGGTCATGGGTTCCCCCGCCCCTGCGATGCCGAAACTGAGCGCGAACCTTCAGGGCGCGTTGCAGGGCATGGGCGGTGGTCCCGGTGGCCCTCCGGGCGGGTCCCCGATGCCACAGCCGATGATGAAGAAAGGCGGTCACGTCAGTCATCATCACCACCACTACGCCAAGGGCGGTCATGTGAAGAAGGAACCGGAGTCGGGTCCGCACATGGTGCGTAAAGTCCACAAGGCGGCTGAAAAGCCGCACCGGAAGGAAGATGGCATTGCGCAGCGTGGACACACCCGTGGCAAAGAAGTGAGAATGGCCTCGGGCGGTCATGTTGGCTCGCATCCGTCTCGTCGCGCTGACGGTATCGCAGAGCGCGGTCACACCACTTGCAAGATTCGTTAAGGAGTATCCAAATGTCGAAGCATCACGAAAAACACCACGGTCATCACCCGAAGCACCATGAGCCGAAGCACCACCCGGAGCATATGACTCCGCATGTGCATCATCACAAGCATGGTGGTCACGTTGAATCGCACAAGCCCCATCAGGAGCATGTGCGTCACCACTTCCACGGGAAGTAAGTGATGATACCTTCACGGGGTATGGGGGCCATTAACCCTACAAAAATTCGTAGGAAGGACGCTGACGTCCCCGTGAAGGTTTATTGCGGCGGTGGAAAGATGGCGAAGGGCGGGTTGGCTTGGACTCGCAAGGAAGGCAAGAACCCGAAAGGCGGTTTGAACGCCAAGGGTCGGGCGTCCTACAACAAGGCACACGGGGCGCATCTCAAGGCTCCGCAACCGGAAGGTGGTCCTCGTCGGGATTCGTTTTGTGCGCGTATGAAAGGTATGAAGCGTAAACTGACGAGCAAGAAGACGGCAAACGATCCGAACAGTCGGATCAACAAAAGCCTACGGGCGTGGAAGTGCTAAATGACGGCTCCAGTCCTTTCCGGTACGACCAACTTCAACCCCGTACTCAACGAGGTTGTAGAAGAAGCGTTTGAGCGTTGTGGCGCTGAGATTCGTTCGGGCTATGATTTCCGTACCGCAGCACGTAGCCTCAATCTGCTGTTCATGGACTGGGCCAACCGTGGCATCAATCTGTGGACGATGGATCTGTCGTATCAACAGGCGCTGCTCCCCGGTGTGGCGACGTATTACCTCCCGTCCGATACGGTGGACTTGCTTGATCATGTGATCCGTACAGGATCTGGCACGACGCAGCAGGACATCAACATCACACGCATTTCCAGTTCGACCTACCTGATGATTCCGAACAAGAATGCTACGGGGCGTCCAATTCAGGTCTGGATCAATCGGTTGAGCGGTCAGACGGACGCAGCGGGTAGCACGACCACGTATCAGCCTACGATCACGGTGTGGCCTACGCCGGATACGTCCACGCAGTACACGTTCGTGGCGACGCGCCTACGTCGTATTCAGGATGCGGGCACTGGTATTAACATTCAGGATATGTCGTTTCGGTTCTGGCCCGCGATGATGTCGGGCTTGGCCTATATGCTCTCTTTGAAGATTCCCGGCGCGATGGAGCGTACGGCAATGCTCAAAGAGATGTATGAGGAAGATTGGCAGCGAGCAGCGGATGAAGATCGCGAGAAGGCGGCAGTTCGGTTTGTTCCACGGGAAACATTCCTGAGATAACCATGCCGAATCGGTTTTCATCTGGCAAATTCTCTATAGCGGAATGCGACCGCTGTGGGTTCCGTTACAAGTTGACGGACCTCAAGAATCTTGTCATCAAGACCAAAAACGTCAGCATTAAGGTCTGTCCGTCGTGTTGGGATCCGGATCAACCGCAATTGCAGTTGGGTCTGTATCCCGTGAACGATCCGCAAGCGGTGCGCGAGCCGCGTCCTGACGTGAGTTATTACACCGCTGGGCCATTGATCGGTGGCGACGGCGGCAGTCGTGTCATTCAGTGGGGATGGAATCCGGTGGGCAATAGTAACCCCCTGCAACTCCCCGATATCACGAACGATTTGTCGGCTACAGCGAGTATCGGTACGGTAAATCCGATATCTATTTACGTCACGCCACCATCCAATTTCTTGTTTGGTGCGAGCAATGGATCTTCAGACAATCCTATTTTGAATGCCTATGGCGTTTTCATGGGCAACCCACAGGTTGGGTTTCAACTGTCTCCGGATCCTACGGTTAACTATTATGTTCTGACAGTAAACGGAATTCCGTTTACGTTGCGTCCAGTCAATACGGGGCAGGTTACGTACCTATTCACCAACGTGAATAATCAGTTAGGAGTCTCGCAACTTCTAACAGGGTTTGTTCCCGGTATGGTGTTTCAGTCTTATGGGTACAGTTACAACACATTGAGTTTGGTTGCGTACAACGGTGATGGACAGCCAAGTATTACTCTGACTCTATCTGGCGCATCTGCGCAGGTGCCGGGATATGAGGCTTACGATGCACCTACGTCTCCGACATCCGTTTGGTATACGACGGGTACACCTTATGCGCCAGATGGAATCAATTATGTTGTAGACGTTCTATTGGGATGGAGTCCTCCGTCCGATATGGGCGTAAACGGACCGGTTACGCAGTATCTCGTTAACGCTAATACGTCAACGTTGGTTACTGGAACACAAATAATTCTATACGCGCTTAATCTGACTATTCCTCAGAACGTCTCCATCTATCCGGTGGATTCAGCGGGAGGAGACGGCGTTCCGTACGTTTTCAATCTAGTTCCCGAATACCAGAGTA